GCAATAAGGTCAGTGATGTATTAGGTATTAGATCCGCCTGCAAAGTAATGAAGACACGTTATGCTAAACCGTTTGAATCTGTTCAAGTTAAAATTCCTTACTCAACAGGCATGAGTCCAACAAGTGGATTAGTGGACATGTTTGAAAAGATGGGGGTATTGACAAAATCAGGAAATAAGTTACAATATGTCAGTAAGAAAACAGGCGAAATTTCAGCAGAGTTTCGTAAAAATTGGACTGAAGACAAACTAATGCTCATCATGGCAGAATGGGATAATTCAGCAGTAGTAACACCTATTTCACAAGAGGACAATACTGAGGAAGCATAATGGAAGAATCACTAATTATTGAAGTTTGGGACACTTTTAAAGATTATATTCCCGAAAAAAACAGAGACACAGCAGCAAATCATTTTGTAGATTTCCTACTCGGCAAGGAAGTAGATACATCTACACTAGAAGGTGTAATGGGATATGATCCTCATCTGGACAATGCTATTGAATTGGTTCTCGACGATGAAAATCAAGGCGATGACAAAGACGATTATGATGAGGATGGGTATGACTATGAGGATGATGAGGACTATTGATGAAATGGTATTCAAGAGTCAGCAAGGATCTCCAATTCTTGCCTGACTGTATTGACTATTTCTATCAAGAACTCGACTCAGCCAAAAAAGAATCCAAGATACAGGGTAATATTGAAAAGGCATCTGCGGCCCTTCCTGGTATTGTTGAACATAGATTCAACCAACTTCAAGAAATTGAAGCAATATTAGAATATCTTAATATTGAACTCAGGAGGACTCGCAGCAGAGCCTTCAAAAAATACCTTGAAAACTATCAACGTGCTCTAAGTTCAAGAGATGTTGAAAAATACGTGGATGGAGAAGATGATGTTGTTGATATGGAAAAAATCATCAACGAATTTGCCATGCTGCGTAATCAATGGCTGGGCATTATCAAAGGTTTAGACATCAAACAGTGGCAATTGAGCAACATTATCAAATTAAGGACTGCTGGTCTTGAAGATATCTCACTCTAAACAACTTAGTGTAGAAAACATGGTTCATGCTATGGCTAGACAAGCATCAACTGTGTTAAAACCTTATGACTATATTTTTATACAAAGTGTTAGTCAACAGATTTCCTACAATCAATATGGATTGACAGAAAAGCAGGCTTCCTTGTGTCTTAAAATTCTCAAAAAAAATCTAAATTGGCTGAATCAATTTTACCAACGTGATGTTCTTGAATATATAGAAAATCCTACCTATCTTTTTCCGTTGAGAACCATACCAAGTCAGCATAAAATTAGTTATATGGCAGATAAGGACATCAATGAACGGATAAAACTACAATTTCCTTACAATGAAGAAATTGTTACCTACATAAAATCTCAACGTAACAAGGTTTATAACTATGTATGGGACGCCACTGAAAAATGTTGGTATCTAAGCTTAGATTATTCGTCTTTGGAAATTTGCCATAGTCTATATAAGAAATATAATTTTGTATACGACCCAGAATTTCAAACCTATTTTGACCAAATGAACGAAATTTACCAAAATTTAGAAAAATATGTTCCCTTGTTGGATAAAATAGAGCAAACATATCAATTACGCAATGTTAGCACGAAAATTCCAGAAATCTTCAGCGAAAATTTAGTAGAAAGTCTATTTCAAGCTAGACGATATGGTGTTTCATCTTGGTCAGATGAGGTGGAAAAAGACATTGTAGATCAAGCAGTGGATGCTTTGATCTTAAATTTTTTAAGACATACAGAAAAGACAGAATTTACAGTAAATTCGGAAGAAATTGATCAAAAAAACTTAGAAAATTTGTTAAAATATCTTCTTCCTTGTGTGTTTTTTATCCCCGCAGGTAGCGAATTATCAAAAACAAAACATTCGTTCAACATGTTAAAAAATATCGGTATAGAAAATACGGATATCAGTGTTCTGTTTAGGTTGCCTAATGACACAAACAGCAATTTTAACATTTTTGTCAGAGAAACCGGTTTAAACACACCGCTCACAGGTAATACTCAAGCAGTTTTTATTAGTCAAAAAATTCCTAAGACATTTTTTCCAATTGCTCATAGGTTTAAAACTGCGGTAGTATATAATAAGTATCATGCTCATCATGTTACCAGGAATTTTTTAAAGAATTTCCCTAATATCATAGAGATTACAGATAAAAATTCAAAGTCTATATCAGAAAACAGCATGGATTGGTTACAGGATGTCTAAGACTACACAGTTAAGAATCATTGATGAAGTTAATTGTAAGTTTCTAAATCTTGATTTAGACACTCGCAAGGCATTGGTGAAAAAATTCAAGTTAGAAGACCCTACAGCAAGGTTCAGACCTGCCTATAAACTAGGTAGATGGGACGGAACAGTGAGTTTTTTCGGACTAGGTGGCACTACCTATATCTCAATTCTTCCTCGCATCTTAGAGTATCTAGAAGAACACAATTATTATGTGGAAATTGAAGATCAAAGGTCACCTATTGACCTGCAATTTCCTGAAATTTCTGGTGATTTTTGGGGTGAAAAGTGCTGGCCCAAAGGACATCGGTTTGAAGGGCAACCTATTCGTCTGCGTGAAGATCAAGTTGAAGTGATCAACAAGTTTTTACAAAACCCACAGAGCCTACAAGAAATTGCCACAGGCTTTGGAAAAACCATAACCACTGCAACTTTGGCAAAAATCTGTGAAAAATATGGCAGGACTATCACAATTGTTCCTAACAAAAGTTTAGTAGAGCAAACAGAGGAAGATTTTAGAAATTGTTCTTTGGACGTCGGGGTCTACTATGGGGATAGGAAAGAACTGGGAAAAACTCATATAATAGCAACTTGGCAAAGTTTGAACATTTTAGAAAAAAAATCACATGATGACAATGAAATTTTAACGCTTGCTGAATTTTTAGATGGAGTAGAAGCAGTTATAGTTGATGAAGTTCATATGGCCAAAGCTGAAGTTTTGAAAAAATTACTGACGCAAAATTTAGGAAAAACACCCATTCGTTGGGGATTAACAGGAACCATACCAAAAGCCGAAATTGACTTAGAAAATATTCGTTGTTCTATCGGCGATGTAGTTCATCGTGTGTCAGCATACGAACTCCAAGAAAAAGAAATCTTAAGCCGATGTCATGTGCAAATTATTCAAACAGCAGAACATAAAGAGTTCCGTAGCTATGCAGAAGAACTAAAATTTTTAGTAACTGATCAAGACCGAATGTCCTACATCAGCAATATTATTCAAGATATATCTGAATCAGGAAATACACTAATATTGGTAGATCGTATTGAAAGTGGAAATTTTTTACAAGACAGGTTAAAAGATAGTGTATTCATATCAGGCAGAGTTAAAACCAAAGACAGAAAAGAAGAATATGATGAAGTGGCGGTTGCTGATAACAAGATCATTGTGGCGACTTATGGTGTGGCCGCTGTGGGTATTAATATCCCTAGGATTTTTAATTTGGTTCTTCTTGAGCCCGGAAAAAGCTTTACAAGAGTTATACAATCTATTGGGCGAGGCATTAGAAAAGCTGAAGATAAAGACTTCGTCCAGATCTGGGACTTGACTGCTGGAACCAAATATGCTAAAAAACATCTTACTGAAAGAAAACGCTTCTATCGTGAAGCAAAGTATCCTTTCACAATTGACAAGGTAAAATACCAATAATGCAGATTTTAACACTAGACAATAAAACATTTTTTTTAAATGAACTTCCTGACGAAATTGAAAACGATATGAGGTTCGCTGTTTTGGATAATAGCGATCCTTCAAATCCGGACTATTTTTTCATTCCTTTGATTTTTTTAGAAAGTTTCACAGGACCAGCAGTGGTTCTAAGAATCGGTAAGCATGAAGTTACTATGCCATTAGATTGGTGCACCATTGTAGGTGACGCTGAAGGGCCTGAAATGGAGGTTTTACCATTAACCAGTTTAAATGATAGGGGATTTAAAACTTTTTGTTTTAATCCGATTAATAGTTTTAGACCAGAATTTATGGACATTGATATTATTG